GTGTCCATTTAATTCCTCTGTTTTTGTTATAAATAGGTCTATAGCGCGTTATATTATAAATTATTTATATTGAAACAAACATGGCTTATAAAGGAAAATATAAACCTAAATATCGTAGTAAATATAAAGGCGATCCTACTAAGATAATTTATCGAAGTTTGTGGGAAAGGCGTTTTATGGTATATTGCGATGAAAACCCAAATATTATTAAATGGGCCAGTGAAGAAGTAATTATTCCATATAGGTCTCCACTTGATAAAAGAATACATAGATATTATCCTGATTTCTGGGTTAAAACTAAAATGCATGATGGATCTATTGAAACATCATTAATTGAAATAAAACCTAAAAAACAAACTGTTCCACCCAAAAATACAGGTAGAAAACGAAAGAGTGGAAGATTTTTATTAGAAATAAAAAGATATGGGGTTAATGAAGCAAAATGGAAAGCTGCATCTGCAGTTTGTAAAAAGAAAAAATGGAAGTTTATTATATTAACTGAGGATCAATTACTATCTAAATAATATATGGCACTAAAAAATTATTCTAAACTACGAGATAACGCTATTTCATGGTTGCAGGAGAAATTCGAATTTCTCCGAGATCAACTAATAATCGGCAGATCTCGTATGACTAAAGACCCATATAAAATTATTACAGAAGGAACCCGAGAAGATACAATGCAATTCGGGCATATGTATTTCTTTAATTATGATCCTAAATGGAAAGCAAAATTAAATTACTATGATAAGTTTCCGTTAGTTATCCCAATAGGATCATGGCAAAAAGGGTTTATAGGAATGAATTTTCATTATCTTAATCCGTCGCTCAGAGAAGCACTAATGAAAAAATTAATCGGAAGAATAAATCTTAATGAGGATACTTCTAGAACGTATATAGATATCACTTACAATGATGTAAGCCCTTTTGTTAGATATAAAGAAGTTAAACCAACCATACATAAATATGATATAACATACTCATCAGGAACATTTATACATATTGCTGCTGATGAATGGAATACAGCAATTCATTTACCTGTAGAAGATTTTAGAAAAGCTAGTAAATCTGAAGTTTGGATGGATAGTAGAAACATTATAAAGGCCATATGAATACAAACGACTTTATTGCTCAGATAGACAATCAAGGCGGCATAGCGCCGATGAACAGATTTGTTGCACATATTGCTCCACCAAGCTCAATTGTAGCTCCAGCCGGCCTGCACTTTTATTGTAATCAAGCTCCTTTGGGGGCAAGAACAATAGCAACATCTGATTTGAAACATTATGGTCCAGTTCGTAAAATGGCTAGAGAAAATACTTATGCTGAATTTCAATTACAATTTATAATTACTAATGCATGGGAAGCAAGAAATTTTTTCATCAAATGGATGGATTTATGTGTTAGTACAGTGTCTGCTAATATGAGATATTATAATGACTATAAAGGTGATATTAAGGTATTAGCATTTAATCAAAGTAGTGAAAGTGTTGCCGCGACTGCTAGCACGCATGGGACTCATTATATAGATGTATTCCCTACAAATGTTGATCAGATTAATCTAGCATGGGACCAACTGAATCAACTCGGGCAATTTAGTGTAAACTTTGTCTGTAGAAAATGGATAAACTTGACTGCCAAAGGTGGGAACGAGGAGCAGGCTTCAGTGAGTGGTAATCAAGGAGTTAATTAGGATAATGACTTTTGTAAATATAAATTTTTGAATTGGAGATATTATGGCTTTGCCAGTAGTAGAAACACCTACCTATACAATTAAATTGCATAGTGTAGACAGACCGATAAAATATAGGCCTTTTCTTGTTAAAGAAGAAAAAATCCTATTAACAGCTCTTGAAGGTGGCGACACCGCAGATATTGTTACAGCAACAAAGCAGATTATTAAAAACTGTTGCCTTGATGAAGATCTTGATACATCAGAATTACCATCATTTGATGTTGAAATGCTCTTTTTAAATCTTAGAGCCCGTTCAGTAGGTGAGGTAATTAAAATAGGAATGAGACACCCAGGAGAATCGCCGGAATGTAACGGTGTTACATCTGTTGATATTAATTGTAATGAGATAAAATTAGCTGTCAATAAAGATCATAAAGATTTAATTAAACTTAATAATAATGTTTCAGTACAATTAAGATATCCTGATATTGATAGAATGACAAGACCAGCAGAAGAATCTCAAATGGATTCTATTTTTCAAATTACTAAGGCTTGCATTGCTGGAATATATGATAAAGATGAATATCATGATATTAAAAATAGTTCTGAATCAGAACTGGAAGATTTTATATACAGTTTAGACCAAAAACAATTTGGTAAAATTGTTGGTTATTTTAATACAATGCCCAAACTTCGACATAAAGTAGACTTTGTATGTGAAAAATGTGGAAAAACAGAAAGCGTAGTCCTGGAGGGGCTACAATCTTTTTTCGGTTAATGCTCAGTCACAATAATTTAATTAATTATTATAAGACTATTTTTGCTATAATGCAAAATCATAAGTGGAGTTTGACTGAGTTAGAAAACATGATATGTTACGAAAGAGAAATTTATACAGCTTTATTAATCGAACATATAGAAGAAGAAAATCAACGCCTCGAAGAGGAAAGAGCAAAACATGGCATCTGAAGCTATAATAACAAAAACTGATCCTAAAGAACATTCAACGCGTCAAAAATGGCAGGAAGAAGTCTCTTCCCAATTAAATGCAGACGCAATGGCAAGCGGAATGTTTGTAAATCAAATGAAAAGTTCATTTGATAAACAAACTGAATTTCAGTCGAAAACGACCTCATCCCTCTCCTCGCAATCAGATTCACTTTCACAAGTCGTGGCTAATACATTAAGAACTGCTGACCTTTTTCAGGATTATCTTGACTTTATTAAAGACGTTGAACGAAAACGATTAGAAGCAGCAATGGAAGCAGCACGTCTAGCTAAAGATAAAGACAAAGGTGGTGGACCAGGTGACACTACAAAAATGGATCCAATGGGGCTTAGTTTAGGCGGTATTGCTGCTGGTGCGCTTGGCGCGTTAGGTGTGGCAGCATTAGCATTTAAAGATGCATGGATAGGATGGTTTACCGGAAAAGATGCAAAACCTGGTGATGCTTTAAACAAAGCGCGAAAAGGGTTTTTTCATGGACTTAAAAAATTCTTTGGTTTTGCTGATGAAGCAGATGATATTAAAAAGCTTGGTAAAGCTAGAAGCGGTTTCTTTTTTAATTTGAAAAAGTATTTCGGATTTGAACAAAAATTTCCAGATGAACTCACAAAAAAGAAAACTGGATTTTTTGATGACGTAGCGAAATTTTTAAAATTTGGTGATGACGCAGATGGTAAAGCATCAATTAAAAAAGGAAACTTTACTAAAGCAATGAATAAAATGATGGCGTGGGGTGCAGATACTGGGAAACTATCTGACGCGGCAAAGAAAAAATTCTTTAGTACACAAAATAATATGCTAAAGTGGATGGACAAAGCCGAAGATTTGAGTTTAGCAGATAAGAAAGAGTTTTTGAAAAAACAATCAAAAATGTTAACATGGATGGCAGAACATACTGATGGTATGGACAAGTCTAAAATAAAATTTTTAAAAGATCAAGCCAAAATGTTAAAATTTGCTGAAGGAGCAGAAGGACTATCCGATGCAGCAAAAATAAAGTTCTTGAAAAAACATGCTGACATATTAGATATCGGTGATGATGTAGTTGATGCTGCGAAAGTTGGTAAAGATTCTTTCTTTGCAAAACAATTAAAAATGTTAGGTTTGGATCCAAAAGATATTGACGGAGTTGAATTACGAAAACAAGGTATGTTTTCTAAAATGAAAACAAAAATATTTCATATAGGTGATGATATTTCTGAAGCTGTTGGTAAAGCAAAAACTGGCTTTGGTACAAAGTTCGGATCATTCTTTAAAATGCCAATGTTTGATGAAGGTAGCACTTTAATGAAAGTTAAAACTGGATTCTTAACAGCTATCGATAATATCTTTGGTACTATGTTAAAAGTTACCAAAGGATTTTTCAAATTAATAAATGTACTCAATTTCAACGCACTTGGATTTTTAAATGCAGAAGCTTTAGCTCATCCAATAAAAACATTTAATTCTTTTAAAGAATCAATTGGCAAAGCATTTGGTCCGAAAGAGGGTATCTTCACAAAAGTTGCCGGTACTTTTAAATCCATTCTAGCTCCTTTGACTGATTGGATTAAACCTTTAAAAGATATTTTAGGTTTTGTAGGTAAAATTGCAAAAGTTATCGGTAAAATATTCATTCCTATTGGTTTCCTTTTTTCCGCATTTGATGTAATAACAAGTATTATAGATGGATATAAAGAGGGTGGTATTACAGGCGCAATAGGAGCCGGTATAGAGTCTGTATTCGATGATGTATTGTTTGCTTTACCAAATTTATTAGGTGAAGCAGTTGCTTGGATATTAGAAAAATTTGGATTTGATAATGCAGTAGAATTTATTGATAAAAATTTAAGAGATAAAGATGGTAACTTTTCATTATTCACTGGTATCAAAAAACTCTTTACTATGGCGGTTGACGCGCTTTATGAAAAAGTTATAGACCCTGTTATGGAATTCTTTAAATCAATTCCTCAGATTATTGCAGGAATGATGATGGATTTAGGTGTACCGGATTGGGTTACGAACAAATTATTTTCTGATAAGACTGTAGAACGGGCATCAATGGAAAGAGAAGATCCTGCCGGTTACCAAAAAATGATAGACGCCGAAAAAGCTCAAAAAAAGAAACAACAGGAATTGGAAGACGCAAAGAAAGCCGCCGCCGCAGTTGTCCAGGACAATTCAGTCAAGACCAATAATAATAGTAATGTAAAGGTCGTAACTGATCGAGCGAGTGCGGATAGTAATAAGGATTCTTTAAAGTCTTCAGATATTAGATTAAAAGAAAACATTCAACTTATAGAAGAAGGAAAGGACAGCAGTCCAAATATCTACTCCTTCAATTATAAAGAGGACAAGAATACTAAATGGAAAGGTGTAATGGCTCAGGAACTAATTGATACTGAATTGTCTGATGCAGTCATTACAGACGCAAAAGGGTTCTACATGGTAGACTACACCAGACTAGGATTTCCTATGGTAGAAATTAAAGAATAATTAAATTACTCTTCTTCAGCTAACTTGGCGAAATAAGAAAGAGTATCCCCTTCTCCATTACCTTGATCTACATTGCCACCTTGAGAAGTTTGTGCTTGTTGTTGCACTGGAGGCCTGTTAGGAACTCCACCATCAAATGGAACACTGGTATGATCAACTGTGCCAATTACGGTATCTTCAGCTCTCTGCATATTAGGATCAATTCCTCTTCCAAGAACTTTATTTAACCGTGAAGCCAATTCTTCATAAGATTTAAAATTATCTGGCTTCAAGAAATCTTGAAGAGAATATTGTTGTTTCCAAACCTTCTCCATCTCTTCATCATCTTCTGACATCGGAGTAGGCGCCGCAAATTCAGCTTTGTCATAATTAGTAAAGCCTTCTACTTTACGAATCTTCAACTTGAAATTTGCACCTTCCCAAAAATCAAAAGGATTGACCGGTGATTCATCTTCAAACTGTGGATTCATCTGATCATTGACTTTATCAAAAATCTTTTTTCCGAATTTGAACAGAAAAACTTTTCCTTCATTTTCAGGACGCTTTGCATCTTCAACGACTCTGATATTTGCGAAATAGGTTAATCGTCTTTTTTGTTTACGAACAATATCTTTATTCGCTTCTACCCCAGTAGCCCAAAGACTTGAATTATATTCAGCACATGGATCCTTTTTACCAAGAGTAGTAAGACTGTTTTCAATATACCATCCACCTGGACCTTGAAATCCATGATTGAAAACACGAACCCATGGAAGGTCTTCTCCCTCAATAGGGGGCAAGAATCTGATAACTGCATAACCGTTACCAGCTTTATCCAAGTCGGCTTTCCAAAACCGTTCATCTACGCCAAAACCTGGATTGTTGATTTTATTAAGCTCTTCGCTGAGGTGGCTTAATGAGGAACCTCTTTTCTTTTTCATATCTGCAAACGACATATTTCTCCTTATATCTGCTTT